TGCCCGCCGCTTCGCCCTTCATGCCCGCCTGATCGGCCATCACCAGCAGCGGCGCGAACATGCGCGCGGCATCGATGCCGGAGCGCTTGAGCACGTCCATGGAGGAGGTGAGCTTGCTGAAGCCCTGCAGCATGTTGTCGGCGTCGACGCCGAGGTAGAACGTGCGCTGGATGACATCGCTCAGCGCCATCATGTCGCGCTCGCTGGTGCGCGTGGCGTCCTGCAGCTTCGCGGCGAACTCCGCCGCCTCGCTGTAGCCCATCTTGAGCTGCACGCCGAGGTAGCCGGTGGCTTCGCCCAGGCCGCCGAGGATGACCTTCGCCGACATGCCCTGGCGGCGCAACATCGTCATCATTTCGTAGAAGTCGGCGGTGGTGCCGGGCAGGCGATTGCCCAGGCGCTGCGCGAGCGCGTCGATCTGCGCGAACTCGGCGGCGACTTGCCCATTGGCACCCATCATCGACGCGCGCAGCTGCGTGGCGGCGTCTTCCTGCGCGGCGAACGCGGCGACCGGCGCGCCGATCCCGCGCGCGGCGATCGTGCCCGCGGCGATCGCGCCGGCGCCGTGCCCGGCCAGCGTCATGCCGGCCGAGTGCATGCGCTGCATGCGCTGCTGCGCGCCGGCGAGGCGCCCCAGACGGCGGCGCTGCTCCTCAATCGCGGTGTTGGCCTTGCCGATGTCGGCCTGCAGCGTGCGCTCGTGCACCGCCAGCCGGTGCGTGTCGATGCCGGCCGCTTCCAGCGCCTTGCGCGCGCGTCCCAGCTCCAGGCGCTGCTGCACCTCCGCATTGCGCAGCTTGCCGAACACGTCGGCCTGCTTGCGCAGCGCGGCGGTCTGCTCTGCGGTGGGCGCTTCGGCGGTGTTGACCGCATCGGACAGGCGGCGCAGCTCGCGTTCGGCGAGCTGCAGCTGCTGGCGCGTGCTGCCGAGCTGGGTTTCGAGCTTGCGAAAACCGGTGATGTCGCGCTGCGCGCTTTCCAGGCGCTTCAGCTCGCCCTGCGTGGCGCGCAGGGCCTTCGACGTCGCGGTGCTCCCGCCCATGATGCGCTTGAGCGGACCGGACGCGCGGTCGATCGCGGCGAGCAGCACCTGCAGGCGCAGCGTTTTGGCGGCCATGTCAGCGCTCCCCCCTCGCAGGGCGCGCCGACTTGGTCAGCGATGGCGACGGCAGCGCGCCCCGAGGAATCCCCCGAGCATCAGGGAGCTGCCAATAAGCACCAGCGCGAACCCCACGACGCCTGACACCATCAGAACGCTGATGACGAAATTCTGCATTCGCGAACGTTACCACGTCAGTCGGCTCCGCTTCGTTCTAGGGCGCGCTCGCGCCATTCCATCAGTTCGGTGAGGGACATTTCGAACATCGCCGCCGGTGGCCAGTGAAAGACGGCGGCGATGTCCGCCATGGCGTCTTCTACGCGGCGGGGAAAAGGGCAGCCCGATCCGCCTTCGTCATGAAAAAACCGACCACCTCGCCGGCGAACGCCGCCAAGTCGACCAGGTCGAGCTGGCTCACTTCGTGCGCGGTGAGCGTCGGATTGGTGATGCGCGGCAGCACGACGTGCAGCGCGGCCACGTCGGACTTGATCAGATCCGCGATCGACACCCCACGCAGCTCACCGGCGGCGGGCTTGCGCAGGGTGACGCGCTCGATCTCCTGATCGCCGCGGATGATCGGCGTCTCCAGCGTGATGCTAGCGGTGGTTGGCGATTGCGGCTTAGCGGCCTCGATGGCTGCGGTGTCGGTCTTCGACATGGGTCTCTCTCTCACAGGAAGGAAAAAGCGGCCCGGCCTTCCGACCGGGCCTGGGATCACACGCCGATGGCGCGTCGCTGTTCGGCCAGGCGATCGACGCCGCCGATGATCTCGATCATGTTGACGAAGTCGATTTCGGCCTCGACCACGCCGTTGATCGTCAGCTTGTAGTAGCTGCAGGCGCTCTTCACCGTGAACTCGGTGTCGTCGCCGGCCTTCGCCGAACCGGCCGCGATTTCCGCATGACGGCCGCGCACGACGATCTCGATTGCGTCGACCAGGCCCGTGTCGTCGCGCTGGTACGCGCCGGCGAAACGCAGCTGCACGGCGTCGTGACGGATCGCGCCGAACTGTCGGAAGATCGAGCGCATGAAGCCGCCGTACTTGTGCTCCAGCTCGATTTTTTCCATGCCGAAGTCGTGATCGACTTCGCCGCTCATGCCACCGCCGCGGTAACCCTCCATCTTGCGGGTGAGCGTGGGCAGCGTGACTTCGACGACCTGGCCGAGAAAGCTCTCGCCGTCGTCGAACAGGTTGAAGTTCTTGAGTTTGCGGGGCAGTGCCATGGACGTCGTCTCCGGGATTCAGGCAGGGAAGGGCGATCAGCCGGTGACGCCGGCGGCGAAGTCGGCGAGATAGCGATCGGTAATGCGCTGGTTCAACGTCAGGTTTTCCAGCGGCGGCACCGGCGTGTAGTCGTAGTCGATGTGCAGCTCGCCGGCGGCCAGCGTGGCGGTGGTGTTCACCGTTTCGTCGTACCAGCAGTTCGCGTCGATGACGTAGCCGCTGGCCTTCAGCTCGCGGAACTTCGCGTTGATCGACTCGATGATGTCCTTCACCAGCGATCGGCTCATCGGCTTGTCGATCGCCCACAGCAGACCCTCGGCGATGGTGTCGGCGAGCACCTGCGCGGTGCGCGTGGCCGATTCGAAGGCGAACAACGGATCGTCGCTGCAGGTGCGCGAGCCCCAGAAGCGGTAGCCGTTGGCGTTGACCAGCGTGGTCACGTCGCCGGCATTGAGGAACCCCGCGTCAGTCGTCGGATCCTGCAGATCCCAGTGCACGTCGCGCGAGATCCCGGTGACACCGGCGACGGCGACGTTGGACAGCGTCTTGTGCCAGCCCTGCTCCTGGTCGATCTTCGCGCGCAGGCCCGCTGCGCGGGCGGTGGCGAACGCCGGCGCGCTCGCGCTGGCGGTGGTGTCCCAGCTGATGAAATCCGGCCAGATCACCATCAGCTCGCGCGCGTCGAAGTTGTCGCGATACAGGACCGCGGCTTCCTTGTCGGCGCTGGCGGCGGCGCTGATGTAGGCCATGGCGCGCAGCTTCTTCGCGACGATCGCGAGCGCAGCGGCGACGGGCTGCGTGTCCACGCCCGGGCAGGCGAGGATGCGCGGCTTCACGCCCAGCTGGCTCTGCGCGGCGAGCAGCGCCTGCATGCCGGTGTAGGTCGCGCCGGTGGTCGCGCCGATGACGTTGGTGGTGGTCGACGCGTCATCGGCGCCGGTTTCAACGCGCACCACGACGGTGAACGGATCGGCCTGGTCGGCGATCGCCTGCAGCGTCGCGCGCAGCGTGCCGTTGGTGCCGGCCTTCGCGATCGCGGCGCGCAGGTCGGTCAGCAGCACCGGCTTGTTGAGCGGGAAGGCGACGGCGTCGGCGTCGTTAGACGTGCAGACCACGCCGACCACAGCCGTCGACACGGTGCGGAGCGGGCGCGAGCCCTGGTTGACTTCGATGACGCGTATGCCGTGGTGGTATTCGGTGGGCATGGTGAGGCTCCTCGGATCAGATGAAACGGCTGCGCAGCGGGATGGTCAGGCGGGTGTACTCGTTGGTCGGCGCCACGTCGGTGCGGCGGCCTTCGAGATCGAGCGTGAACGTGCCGGGTTCGTTGCCGGGCACCAGATCGATGCGGGTGAGGCGAATGCGCGGTTCCCAGCGCATCAGCGCGGTCGCGGTCGTGCCGAACAGCTTCATGCGCGTTGCACCGTTGAACGGCTGGTCGATCAGCTCGGGAATCAGCGAGCCGTAATCGCGGCGCATGACACGCGTGCCGATCGGCGTGGAGAGGATGTCGGCGATCGACTGGCGCAGGTGCTCGACGCCTTCGATCGCGCGTCCCGTGGCCGCGTTCATGCCCCTCACTGCGGCGGCCCCGACACCGCACCGCCGGCCATCACGCCCAGGTGCTTGTGATCCTTGAGGCTCTTGCCGGCGCCGACCACGTCGGTTTGCGCGGTGAGCGTTTGGCTGACGCCGGCGTCGCCGTTGGTTTGCGTGTTGCCGTTGAAGGTGCTCTCGCCGTTGACGGTGAGCGGCCCGTTGATGGTCACGCCGCCGTCGGCGGTCACTTCCACCGTGCCACCGCCCGGCAATGTCGCGGTGAGCGCGTGCGCGGCATCGTCGTACTGGATCAGCGCGCCGTCGCGGTATCGCACCAGGTGCGTGCTGGCTTCGCCGGCGGGGGCCGGAAACGCGTCGGAATAGACGCCGCGCAGGAACACCGCGCCGTGCGTGTCGCCGCCTGGGCAGAGCAGCACGCCCTGTTCGCCGACGACCGGTGCCGACCACTCGATGGTGTCGCCGGCGCGCGGTACGAACCACGGTACGAAGTCGGTCTTTACCTCGCCGGTGTCGATGCGGCAACGCGCGGCGGCGAGATCCACCTCGGCGACGGTGCCGAGGCGGATCGAGTTGCCAAGCTGGCGTTGAAGTTCGGCGACGGCGTGCATAGCGCCATCGTCGCGGCCATCTCGCGCGCGCGCATCGCGCTTGGCGTGTTGTGCGCTGGATTACACGACGGGATCAGACCCAGCCGGACGCACTGGATCGCATGGAGAACACACCCGTCCGAACGGTGACGCCATTGCGGATCAGCGATGCTTTCACCGTGCAGCTGCGTTCCTGAAAATTCGCGCTCGCCGACGTGACGGATGCGGCGATAGAGCACGTGCGCTGCTGAGTGAGCGAGTAGCGGCCCAAACCGTTTGGCGCGGTGCCGGATAGCAGTTCGAAGAGGATATCGTACTCGCCGGCGCCGGCGCCCGGGTCAATCCACGTGCCGGCGCGCTCCTGAACGTTGGCGCTGTTGCCGCCGCCTGCGGCCAACTCGCGACCCTGCCAAGAGCCGTCGGCCTCGAAGTAGACGATGCACGTTGCCGACGTGGTGCCGCTGGAGTTCGTCTTCGCGGAGTTGCCCGACACCAGGCTCATGCCATCGAGGCCGAGCTTGTAGACCGCCGTGCCTTTGGCCGCCCAGAAGTTCGACACGTCGACGCCGTCCTGCCGGTACCCCACGTCGGCGCGCTTCTGCCCGTACTTCAGCGCGGCATAGCGCAGTGGCACGCCGCCGCCGCGCAGGTTTGTCACGGAGGGTCCATCGCCGATCACGTCCCAGTCGAACAGATCGTCGAAGTCGATGCCGCCGCTGCGGATGCCGCGGGCCATGTTAGCGGGCCGCCTTCAGCGCGGTGATCTCCGCACGCAGCTCGTCGACGATGTCGGCCAACTGCGCGATCGCGCGATACGCCGGCGGCATCACCTGGTCGAGCTTGATCGTGGGCACGTCCTCGCCGTTGAATTCAACGCCGTGCGGGTTCACTACCTCGGGCATGATCTCCATGAATTGCTCTGCATCGAAGAACAGCCGCTGGCGGCCGTCATCGACGTACTCAGGCTTGTAGCGGCCGATCAGCGTGGCGATTCGCCGCACCTCGGCGAGGCCGTACGGCATCGGGCCGTCCACGTTCTTCAGCTTGCGCGAGGAGCCGAAGTCGAATCCGCCACCGGTCAGCAGCGCGCCACCGGGCATGATGTAACGGCCACCGTCCCAGTGCAGGTAACGATCACCGGTGAAGAAGATGACGCCCGTGCCGTTGCCGCGCGTGGCGGTAACGTCCTGAAAAGCAACAGCGGCGCCCAAGGTCGCCTTGGTGTTGGGGTTGAAGTTGCCCGACGTCCACACGTTGTTGCCGTTGATCGAAAGCGACTTGCTGGCCTTGTCGAAGGCGAAGCCTTGACCTTTCGATCCGGAGTAGATGCCGAAGCTGCCGCTGTTGGAGTACACGTACCAATCGTCGACTCCGAAGGCGATGTTGCATTCGCCGCCGTTGCCAGCGCCGACTTTCACACCGGTGCCGGTGAACTGCGGGTTATTCAGGGGCGCCTTGCTGTTCGGATCGAAGTTGCCCGTATGCCACAGCGCCCGGCCGTTCCACTCGGCGTTACCGTTCGGCGGCAGCGCGAGCGTGGTGGCGATGTCGTTGCCCGCGTCGTTGTGGCGGATGAGGCGGATGGTGTCGGTGGCGCGGTCCCACTGCAGTGCGCCGCGCAGGCGTCCCGCTTCATCGCGCAGCCAGTACGTGGAGTTGGTTTCTGCCAAGGCGCTGATGCCGATGTTGCCGGACATGGCGTTGAGGACGCCCTGGAACGTCGCCGAGCCGGTGAACTGCGGGTTGTTGATGCGTGCCTTCGCATCGAGCAGCTGCTGCAGGTTGGTGATCTGCGACACCGGCAGCGCGGGGATGCGCGCGGTGTCGAACGTGCCCGACGTGATGTCGGCCGCGGCGTGCGTGTGCGAGCTGGGCGGGAACGTCGTCGGGCGATCAGTCACTTCCAGCCAGCTCGGCCACCGCGTGGCCGACGCGGGCGGATTGAGGATGTCCGACCACTGATGCGCGTGGGCGGTGGGCGTGAACATCGCGGGCTTGCCGGTGAGGTTCGCCCAATCGCGATACCAGCTGCCCTCCTGGCCATCGAGCTTGTCCGCGTCCAGGCCTTTGCCGTGGCCTTCGTCGCGCAGCGCAGCGGCGCCCAGGCCGATCGCGGCGCGAATGGCCGCCGCGGTCGCCAAGGCCAGCAAGCCCTTCACGAAGCCGCTGGGCGCGCCCTCGCCGAAGCGGCCGTCCAGCGCTGCTTTCATGCCAGCCGGCGTCACGGCGCGCGTGGGGTCGGCGCCGGCGATCGACTCGGCGGTGTCGGCCAGTTCGACAACGCCGGCCACGGTGGTGGTCGCGGGTGGATTCAGCCACTCGGCGCTGCCGAAGCTGATGTTGGTCGCGTTGATCTGGGTGAAGCGCACGTCCGACTGCAGGAGCAGCATCGCCGCGGATGCTTTTTGCATGATGTAGTCGGGCGTTTCGCCGGCGTGGCTGTAGACAGCGAACAACGTGCCGTCGCCCAGGTACAGGCCGAACCCGCGCAGCGTGTAGCTGTCGGTGCTGTCGTCGCGGATCGTGATGTGGATCGTGTCGTTCGCCACCGCGGCGCCACCAAACGTGGTCAGGCGCTTCAGCTCGCTCGGCAGCGTCGTCGCGCCTGGTGCGCTGAACACCTGGTCGGTGAGGCCGACGTGCGAGATCAGCACCGGCGCCGTGCCGGTGTTCTCGGCGTTAATGATCGCGGCGATGCCCGCCGGCGTGACGTGTAGCTGCAATGCGCTCATGGAGTTTCCTGTGGTTCGACGGCCTGCAGCTGCAGGCGACGGCAGACAGCAACGCGGCCGCCCGCGACGACACCGACGCCGGCGGCGGCCTGCAGGCCTTGGGTGAACGAGAAGTGCGATCGGACGGGCTTCGTGCGCGAGACTTCGCCGATCACGTCGTCGACGAACTGCGCCGTCGCGGTTTCGCCGCCTTCGCCCGCGAGCGTGAGCAGCATTTCGAACGTGTGCGGCTCGCCGGGCGGATCCAGCTGCCACCACTCGCGCAGCTGCACCGAGCCACCGAACGCAGCCACGACCGCACGCACGCTCGCCGCGGTGCCCTTGCTGCGTTGGATCGCGATGGCGGCGCGCAGGCGCGCCCGCTTGATGTGCTCGGGCCAGTACGGCTTCCAGGCGTCGATCGACAACGCCCAGGCCAGCCACGGCAGTAGTTCCGCGGGGCAGGTGTCCGGGTTCCACAGATCACGCAGCGGCGTGGGCACGTCGCCCAGACGCGCAGTCGCGCCTTCGAATGCGCGCTCCAGCGGCGACGCGTTCGGCGGCAGCAGGCTACTCATCGACGCCGCCGGCGATGATGTTGATGCCGGTGCACCAGGACGCCTGCGTGCGATCGATCACCAAGCCTTCGGCCGGCGACGCGATCTCCACGCGCTGCACGCCTTCGGAGTGCAGCACGGAATAGATGCCCGACAGCGGAACGTCTCGGCCAAGGCGGTGCGAATCGGTGATGTAGCGCTCCAGGCGCTTCTGGGATTCGGCCAGCACCAGCGCCGCATCCGGCCCCGCGTACGTGTAGACCGTCGCTTCGACCGCGTAAGGCACGATGGTGGCGGCGCGCACGGTCACGTGGTCGGTGAGCGGACGCACGGCGTCGTCGGCGAGCTTGGCGGCGACCGCGTCGACCAACGCCAGGCTGGGCGTGCCGTCGCCGGCGCGGGCGAGCACGGTCACGACGACTTCGCCGGGCGACGGACTGGTCGCGGATGCGTCGAGCACGCCGGAATCGGCGCTGAGCGCGTGGAACACGTACGCGCCCTCCGGGCCGGCCACGCTGAAGCCTTCCGGCGCGAGCTGGATGCGGCGGCGGAATTCCGCGTCGCTTTCCATGGTGGGCGGAATGCTTTGTTCGGGCACGCCGGGCGCGAGCTGCAGACGCGCCACGCCGAGCAGCGCACCGAGCTGGTCAAGATCCGATCCGACCGCGTACGCGAGCATCACGGCGCGTGCCGCTTCGTTGCAGCGCTGGCGCAGGTTCATCTCGCGGTAGGCGGCGACCTGCAGGCCTTTGAACAGCGGATCCGATTCGGTGAGCGCGTCGATCTCGGGCGCGAGCTCGCGCAGCTTCGCGACCATCTGGGCATAGATGACTTCGAAGTCGAGCTGTTCGACGACGGCAGGCGCGGGCAACCGCGAAAGGTCAACGGCGGTGAAGGACATGACGACACCAAGCGCACAGGTGCAATCAAGATTTCAATGCTCGCCGTTGGCAGCAACGACTCCGCAATGTAGAGCTCGCTTCTACGGACCTGACGAAAGTGAAGCCGTGTAATCGCGGGGTGAAGCTAGCGTGACTTGTTCGACTGCAATTTGCCTCCCGGCAGCTTGTAGCGCAATCTCAGGTCGCTCCCTTGGCGCATTGCTCGCATGGAACAACACTCATGAAGCTTCTGCTAGTGGAAGACAATCACGACCTGGCCGAGGTTCTGAGTGAGGCGCTGAAGTTGGAGAAGTACGATGTCGTCCACGCCGCTACTCTCAAAAGCGCGTTCTTAGCGCTCGACGATGGGTATCGACCGGACGGCGCAATGCTCGATGTCAATGTGGATGGGCGCACCGTCTTCGACGTTGCGGACCATCTGGATGCCGCCGGGATCCCATTCTTTTTTGCCAGCGCCGCCCGCCGCGAGGAGATCCCATACCGTTTTGCCGCGCGCCAGTTGCTGGGCAAGCCATACACGTTGGAGGGCCTATGCGACGCGCTGCGGCACATACTGCGAGGGATAATTAGCGAACGTCCGCAACACGACGGACGTGCCGGAACATCAAGTTAGGTGTTCGAGCAGTAGCTCGCGGATCGTCTGTCGATCTGCGTCGGTGAAGCCCAGCAGTTCACGGCGCTCATATCGCACGGTGGGCCCGTCGGCGGTGACGCGATCGCTGAGGCCTTCCTGGTGCACGCATGCGATGCGCGCGACGCGGCCCAGAAAGCCGACCGCAACCTCCTGCTCGTTGGCTTGCACCTTGAAGTGCTTGGCCTTCGTGAGCCCTTGGAACATGCGATCGGCGCGGCGCTTGATCTGTCCCGACTGGGCTCGTTTGCGCGGGGCGTAGGCGCTCCCGTCGGGGTTGCGCTGCTCGCGGATGCGTTGCACCTGGCTGCGGCGCAGCGCGGTGCCGACCAGGCGCGCCAGGCGTTTGCGCGCGGCCGGCTGCAGCTTCGCCAGCAAGGGCCCGGCCCATCCTTCTAGCTGCTGCAAATCGTCCATGCGTCAGCCTGCCGGCGAATCCCAGCCGCCGATCCAGTCGCCTTTGAGGTAAACGTCCCAGCGCCCCGCCGGGAACGGCGCTTCCAGCTCGGGTTCCAGGTAGTGCTCTACGTCGTAACCGCCGCCGGCGCGCGGATGCACGCCGACGCTTTCGGTCAGCGGCAGCTTGATCTCCAAATCGACCTTGTCGTTGGCCAGCAACTCGGCGTCGAACGCGATGCCGGCGCGGCGTTCCGGGTTCGCCAGCAGTTCGGGCTGGTGCCGCACCAGCCATGCGAGCAGCGGCACCATCACCGCATCCGGGTGGCCGGCGAAGTCGGTCACGATCAGGCTCAGCGTGTAGCGGTATTCGAACGACAGCGGCTTCGCGAACGTCGCCGCCAGCGTGCCGCCTTTGATGAACACCAGCAGCCGATCGGGATCGCGTGCCAGCTCGGGCAGCGCCGCCGTCAGATGCTCGCGCAGGCTTTGCGGCTTAATCATGGCTTCCTCGCGTGGATGCGCAGGCCGGCGCGCGCACTCGGCGGTGCACGCGCGGCGGCGCATCGGGCTCGCCGCGCACGAGGCACACGCCGAACGCCAGGCCGACCAGGAAGCCCACGATCAGGGCTGCGAGCACCGGGCTCACGGCTGGCCTCCGGCAAGGTGCCAATCCAGCGCTGCAGCCCGATCACCTGCTCGCGGATGGCGTGGCAGGTGGTGTAGTTGTCGGCGACGGTTTCGGCGACGGCAGAGAGCGTAGCGCCGG